GGTGAGGAGTTTTTGGATGCCGTTGGTTTACCTGGACCTGCTATTGGACATTTAAATATGTTCTTAGGACACTCAGACACTGGTAAGACAACTGCGTTAGTTAAGACAGCGGTGGATGCACAGAAAAAAGGTATTTTACCTGTCTTTATCATTACGGAACAAAAATGGTCTTTTGAACACGCAAAACTTATGGGTTTTGAATGTGAAGAAGTCGTTGATGAGAACACTGGCGAATTAGATTGGGATGGTTTCTACATTTTCAATAACAACTTTGACTACATCGAACAAATTACTGACTACATCAATAGTTTGTTAGATGCGCAAGAAAAAGGTGAGTTGGATTATAGTTTATTGTTCTTATGGGATTCAGTTGGTTCTGTTCCTTGTAAGATGACTTACGAAGGTAAGGGTGGTAAACAACACAACGCATCGACATTAGCTGACAAAATTGGTATGGGTATCAACCAACGTATTTCAGGTTCACGTAAAGCGGATTCTAAATACGAAAACACTTTGGTTATTGTAAACCAACCGTGGGTTGAACTACCTGATAACCCATTTGGTCAACCTAAGATTAAGGCTAAAGGTGGTGAAGCGATTTGGTTGAACTCATCTTTGGTATTCCTATTCGGTAACCAAAAAGGTGCTGGTACAACTAAAATTACCGCAACAAAAGACAAACGAACAATTAAGTTTGCATCAAGAACTAAAGTTTCTGTAATGAAAAACCACATTAATGGTTTGGGTTATGAAGATGGAAAAATAATTGTTACCCCACACGGATTCATAGCCGGTAAAGAAACAGCTGAAGAAAAGGCTTCTATTGAGAAGTACAAAAAAGAATATGCTGATTATTGGAAAGAGATTATCGGAACTGATGGTGACTTTGATTTGAGAGAAGAAAAAGAGTACGTATAACTTAAATAAACAATAGTGATTAAAACGTTAATAATTGACGGAAACAATCTTTTTAAAATTGGGTTTCATGGTGTAAGAGATTACTTCCATAATGGAAAACATATTGGAGGTACTTGGCACTTCATAAACACAATTAGACGGTTTATTGAAGAATACAATTACGATAAGGTTGTTGTATTTTGGGATGGTGATAGTAATTCTTCTGCAAGGAAGACTATCTACCCCCAATACAAAGAACATCGTAGAAACGACATGAATGAGTTTAAAATGGACTCATTTCAAGAACAGAAGGAGAGGGTAAAACAATACCTCGAAGAGATGTTCGTAAGACAAGTTCTCATTGACAATAATGAAGCTGATGACCTTATCGCTTATTATTGTCAAATCTCTGAGAACGAACACAAAACAATTTTTTCAGGTGATAAAGATTTGACACAACTTATTTCAGATAAGGTGTCAATCTATTCACCGAACTCAAAAAGATTCTATAAGAAGGGGGATAACATCAAATTACACGACATTGAAGTTCCACACGATAACATCAAGACCTGTAAGGTTTTAATGGGGGACAAGTCAGATAATATCGATGGTATCTATTTCTTGGGTGAGAAGACATTTGCGAAATTATTCCCTGAGGTACTTGACGAAACGGTAAGTGTTACCGATATTTTGACAAAGGCAGAAAGCCTTCTGAAAGAAGACAAAGAAAACAAAGTATTACAAAATTTGTTAAGTGGTAAAACCAAAACAGGAATATATGGAGATGAATTTTTCGAGATTAATGAAAAGATTGTCGATTTGTCGAACCCCCTTATTACAGATGACGCTAAGGAATTAGTGGAACTTTATTACCGTGAGAGTCTTGACCCTGACGGTAGAGGTTACAAGAACCTAATCAAAATGATGATGGAAGATGGGTTCTTCAAGTATCTACCAAAAGGAGACGACGCTTGGGTATATTTTTTGAAACCCTTTTTAAAACTAACAAGAAAAGAAAAACGTAAATTCAAACAAGTAAAATAAAAAAAATAATTATGAAAGAGCAAAACGACGCAACGAAACTCGAGTTTTTGATGATGGTTAATGATAACATCATTGTTCAACGATTTTTTAATGTTAGGGATTTTAACCCTAAAGCTAAAAGTTCGATGGACTTGTACCAGTTAATCAAACAATTTTCAAATGACATCGAGTATCAACTTAAGATGAAAACAGTGGTCTACATGATGGACAATATGGATGAAATCATGACAAATCCGAATATGTTGGAGACATCTTACACCGACGGTCCTGAACATATTAACATCTTTGTTAAACAAGGAGACATGACAATTTGTCACCGTCAGTTCAACGCGAAAGTATACCCTCCGAAGGTAAGATACACCGTAGACGTACGCCCACACCTAAAAAATTTACTAATGTCGTTGACTGACATTTTTTCATCTAAAAATTTAACATTGGATTACATGGGTGTTCCTCTAACTGTCTAATATTTATCTTTACACTAACAGAGAATTACTATGGCGTCAAACAAAAATTTTGAATATTTGGGTAGCGGATTTCAGCTACAACTACTAAACCAACTTATCGTTGATAAGGAGTTTGCGAGAACTATTATTGATGTTCTTGAGGTAAATTACTTCGAGAGCAAGTATTTCAAACTCATCGTTCAAATGGTGAAGGAGTACTATGTGAAGTACGAACATACACCTACGTTTGATACCTTAGAACAAATTACAAAATCAGAATTACAACAAGAATTAGCATCAAAAATCGTTATTGATACTATCAAAAAGATTAAAGATGTTAATGTTGAGGGAGGACAATTCGTTCAAGAGAAAGCACTTAAGTTCTGTAAACAACAAGAACTACAAAAAGTGATGAACAAGGCTCAAAAAATCATCGACGGTGGTGAATTTGAGAATTATGATAAGGTTGAACAACTTGTTAGAACTGCTCTACAAGTAGGTCAACGAGAAGACGGACAGTCTGATGTTTTTGCTAATTTGGAAGAGGTGTTAAACGAAGACTATCGTCACCCAATCCCTATGGGTATCCCTGGTATCGATAGACTTTTAAAGGGTGGATTAGCAAAAGGGGAAATTGGTGTTGTGTTAGCACCAACAGGTGTAGGTAAATCTACACTACTAACAAAAATTTCAAACCACGCTTTCAACTTGGGTTACAATGTATTACAAATCTTTTTTGAGGATAACCCAAAAATTATTCAAAGAAAACATTTCACACTATGGACAAAAATCCATCCAGATGAACTATCTTTGAAGAAAGATGATGTTATGGCGAAGGTTCACGAGATTAAAACCACAATGCCAAACAAACTAATCTTGAAAAAACTACCATCAGATACTATGAGTATGTTACAAATCAAGAACCAAATCAGAAAGATGATTGCTGATGGTGTCAGAATTGATATGGTATTATTGGATTACATCGACTGTGTGGTTCCTGATAGAAACTTAGGTGATGAGTGGAAGTCTGAAGGTTCTGTGATGAGAGCATTTGAAGCAATGTGTCACGAACTTGACCTTGTAGGGTGGACTGCAACTCAGGGTAACCGTCAATCAATCTCATCAGATGTTGTAACAACCGACCAAATGGGTGGTTCTATTAAGAAGGCTCAAGTAGGTCACGTAATCATTTCTGTGGCTAAGTCACTACAACAAAAAGAGATGAAGTTGGCTACAATAGCAATCACAAAATCACGTATCGGTGATGATGGGGTTGTATTTGAAAACTGTAAGTTCGACAACGGAATGTTGGAGATTGATACTGAAAGTTCTGTGACTTTCTTAGGACTTGAAGAGCAAGTTGAAGAAAGAAACAGACAACGAATCAAAGACTTGATGGATAGAAGAAAAGAGAAGGATTCACAAAAAAAACAAATACAAGAAAATAAATAAAATTATGGAAAATATATTAAAAGAAAATCCGAGCAGATTTGTCATATTCCCTATTGAATACAATGATATTTGGGAATATTACAAACAACACCAAGCAGCGTTTTGGACGGCTGAGGAAATTGACCTAACAGGTGATATTAGAGATTGGGAAAACCTATCAGATAACGAAAGATATTTTATCAAGAACGTATTGTCTTTCTTCGCAGCATCAGATGGTATTGTGAATGAAAACTTGGCGGAAAACTTCCTTAAAGAAGTTCAATATCCCGAGGCTAAGTTCTTCTACGGATTTCAGTTGATGATGGAGAATATTCACTCATTGATGTATTCATTGTTGATTGATACTTATGTCTCAAATCCACAAGAAAAAGATGAGTGTTTCAACGCAATTGACCGATTACCGGCAGTTCAGAAGAAAGCTAAATGGGCTTTGGATTGGATTGAAAACGCATCTTTCCAAGAGAGATTAGTGGCCTTCGCAGCGGTTGAAGGTATCTTCTTTTCAGGTTCATTCTGTTCTATCTTTTGGATGAAGTCAAGAGGTATTATGCAAGGTTTGTGTAACGCTAACTCACTTATTTTTAAAGATGAGAACCTACACTGTGATTTTGCAATTCACCTATTAAATAACCACATCCAAGACAGACCAAGTGAGAAACGAATCAAAGAGATTCTACTTTCGGCACTTGAGATTGAAAAAGAATTTATTACCGAGTCACTTCCTGT